CTCCCATCTTAATGCCCGCAATTTCCATCGAGGGGGTCAAAAAACGCCCAGAACATTGGGCTTTTTGCATGCACCCCCCTGCTAAGTGATTGTGGCACCATCGCCACCATCGCTGCACACGCATAAAATCCTAGCAACTTCAACAGGATAGTCATCCTAGCCTCTTTTTGGCTTACCGCCAAAAATAGGATCAATATCTCATCAGGTTGTAGGAAGGTAGTCTCATACGGCGCTATGAACAGCCCGGAATACGGGGACATTGCGCGGCCTGATCTGCCGCGTCCGAACTGCCGGGTCAAGCTGGTCTGCGGTCCGGTGGCGGCGGGCAAATCGACCTACGTGCGGCGCTTCGCTGGCAAGGGCGACATCGTCATCGACCTCGACACCATTGCGAAAGAGCGCGGGTTCACGCGCGACCGGCCACAGGGTGAGGTCGGCAACCTGTTGCGCGAGCGAAACAAACGCCTCGCGGCGCTGGCGAACGAGCCGAAAGAGCGGGTTGCGTGGGTGATCCTGAGTGCGCCGTCGCGGGCGTTGCGGGCGTGGTGGTGCACGGCGCTTGGGGTCCGTGTCCAGGCGGGCGACCTGATCCTGATCACGCAGGACCGGCAGGAGTTGCGGCGGCGGATCATGAGCGATCCCGACCGCATGCAGGTCCGGGGTCTGCATCTGTGGCTGGTCGATAAGTGGCTCGAGCGCGAGCGGTGGAACGATCCGGGGCCAGCCAAAAGCGGGGTCGATGCGGACGGTTTTCCGACCGACCCGTTGCATCCGTTGAACAAGCAAGGGAGGACGTCATGAGCCTGTCGGGTTTAATTCTCGGCATCATCAATATCGCGATCTACGTCGCGATCCTTGTCCTGATCGGCCTGATCATCGTGTGGTTTGCGGGCTGGCTCAGTTTTGCGATCCCCGAAAACGTGCAGCGCATCTACATGGTGATCGTGGCGCTGATCGCGCTCTACCTGATCGTGGCGCTGCTGTTCGGGGTGCCGGTGCCGGGGCCGATCCGTCTCGGCGTGATGCCGACGATCCAGCAAACGTAATAACCAGAGGCGTCTGGCACGGCTCGCAAGGCTTCCAGCGGTCGGTTATAGGGCCGACCCTCGCGTCCCTTCAGGGGAGCGCCTCGCTTCGTTCTCGTCGCCCGGATTTAGCACGTCCGATGTTCTCATCCAGAAAAGGAAACTTGGCATGACACTTGCAATCGTAGACGGCCCGACCATTGCGCGAGGTGAATCGCTGTCCGACGGCGCAGACTGTTCGGGTGGCACCATCGTGCGCATCACCGTGCCGCAGGAGTTCACCGAAGCGAACCTGACGTTCCAGGTGTCGAGCGACGGCAATTTCTATAACGACCTGTTCAACGCGCAGGGCGAGGAGATCACGGTCGTCGCCAATCCGAACAGCGGCATCGTGGTCGGCGAGCACTGGACGCGCTCGATAGCGTTCCTCAAATTGCGGTCCGGCTCGCGCGATCATCCCGTGGTGCAGCGCGAGGATTGCAAGTTCGCCATCGCGGTCGAGGGCGAAGCGCCGGCCGCACAGGCGGCGAAGGGCGGCAAACGCTGATGGTCGTCCCGACGCAACTGAAGGTTCTACGAGGCAACCCCGGCAAAAGGCCGATCAAGCCTGAGCCACAGCCGCGCATCACGGAGGACATACCGGAGCCTCCCGATTGTCTCACCGATGATGCGCGGCTGGAATGGTTGCGGGTGACACCGGAACTCTATCGCCTCGGCCTGCTGACCGTGCTCGATCTGCAACCGCTCGTCGCCTACTGCGATGCCTTCGGGCGGTTCATGACGGCCAAACGTGCCATCGCCCTCATGGCGGCGAAAGACCCGCTGACCAGGGGGCTGATGATCAGGACCACCAACGGCAACATGATCCAGAACCCGCTGGTCGGCACGCTCAACACGGCGGCAAACCTCATGGTGCGCTTCGCCTCGGAGTTCGGCCTGACGCCGTGCGCACGGACGCGGCTGTCCTCGAGCGGCGAGCGGCCACCCGGCAAGTTCGACGACCTGATCGCCTGACCGGCCATGCTGCAAAAACCCGTCCGCACCGCCAAAGGCAAAAAGCGGGCGGAGCGGGTTATCCGGTTCATCGAGCGGCTGACCGTCCCGTCGGGCAAGGGGCAGGGCAAGCCGTTCGTGCTGCTGCCGTTCGAGAAAAAGTTCATCCGGGCAATCTACGAGCCGACGTGGCCGGACGGTCGGCGCGTGGTGCGCCGTGCCATCCTGTCGATGGCCCGCAAGAACGGAAAGACCGCGCTGATCGCGGCCATCGCGCTGGCGCATCTGATCGGGCCGGAACGCATCCCCAACGGCGAAATTTATTCCGCCGCGAACGACCGCGACCAGGCGTCGATCATCTTCAAGTTCGCCAAGCAGATCGTGGACCTTGAGCCGGAACTGGCAAGAGGGGCCGACATCACCGCCTCGACCAAGACCATGATCGGGCGCGACACCGGGTCGATCTACCGCGCCATCTCGGCGGAGGCCGGAACCAAGCACGGCTACATGCCGTCGCTGGTGATCTACGACGAACTGGCGCAGGCGAAAAACCGCGACCTCTACGACGTGCTCGACACCTCGTTCGGTGCCCGCGAGGAGCCGCTGTTTATCGTGATCTCGACACAGTCGAATGATCCGCAGCACATCCTGTCGCAACTGATCGACGACGGGCTCACGGAAACCGACCCGACCATCGTCTGCCACCTCTACGCGGCGGACGAGAACTGTCCGCTCGACGACAAGCGGCAGTGGCGGCAGGCAAACCCGGCGCTCGGAATCTTCCGCGACTACGACGATCTGGCCCGCGCCGTCGACAAGGCGATCCGCTTGCCGTCGGAAGAATCGAAGGTGCGCAACCTGTTCCTCAACCAGCGCATTTCGCCCGCGGCGATCCTGATCAGCCGCGCCGAATGGATGGCCTGCGCAGGCGCGGCGGAGTTCACGCCAGGAGAGGACGTCTATCTGGCGCTCGATTTGTCGAACACGCTCGACCTGTCGGCGTTGCTGATGGCGAGCGCGGGCGAGGTGGCCCGCATCAAGCCGTTCTTCTGGAAACCGGAGGACATGCTGGTCGAGCACAGCAACCGCGACTTCGGGTCGGGCAACTTGCGCTATCTCGATTGGAAGAACGCGGGTTTCCTCGAGGTGTCGCCGGGTCGTTCGATAGACAAGCGGGTGATCGCGCGGCGTATCGCGGAGTTGTACCAGCGTTACCGGGTGAAGGCGCTGGTTTACGACCGGTGGCGGATCGACGATTTGCTGCGCGAGTTCGATGGCGTCGGTCTGCAAGCGTTCAAGGAGGGTGACAAGGGGGACGGGCTGCGGTTGGTGCCGTGGGGTCAGGGGTTCAAGGACATGGCCCCGGCGATAGATGCCCTTGAGACGGCGATCACGGAGCGCAAGCTGATCCATCCCAACAACCCCTGCATGAACTGGAACATGGCGAACGCGATTGCGGTCATGGACCCTGCCGGCGGACGCAAGCTCGACAAGGACAAGTCGCGCTTCCGCATCGACGGTGCGCAGGCGCTGGCGATGATCGCGGGCATCCGCTCGCGTGATCGCGTCGGCAAGGAGATCGACATCGAGGCGCTGATCGGATGAGCCATCATGCCGCTATACCGCATAACGGTATAACCGTGAGCAAATGGCAGCGCGTCGTCTTTGCCGCCGACTGTGACGAGGACGGCAACTGCCCGCAATGCGGGATTGATTATGCGGAGTGCGGCTGTCCAGGGCCGACACAGGACGGCTATGAGTACCGGTTTGTGAAGGGCGTCATGTACGGCAGAAAAGTGGGAGGCGACGATGAAGATTCCCGGCCTGATCCTGATCGCGCTGTTCGTGCTGTCAACAACCGACGTCCTCGCGGCGCGTCGAACGCACGTCGTCATTCATAAGCGACCGCCGCACGTTTCCACGCAGCCGGTGGCGGTGCCGGTGGTGCTGATCCCGCCGCTCGGAATGTTCTACGATCTCGCCCGCCGCACCAATTGCGAGGGCGACGTGCTCGGCCTCGGCGGACCAGGCTTCAGCGAACCGATGCCGGTCGGCAACGTGATGACGACCGCCTATATGCGTGGCGAATGTCCGACCGTCGCACCGCGCCGACGCTGACCGAACGGCTCGCCGCCACGCTGCTGGCGCTCGGCGACATCCCGTTCGATGACGCGCAACAGATGACGGCCAAGCAGATCATTGGCCTGTACCAGTTCGATCAC